CTATTGGTCCGAACAAATCGCTGGCTCGATCAGCTTGCGCCAATAAAGCGTATTTGCCCATCCCCACGGCGAAGGTGGTTGAAACAGGCGGTAGCCGCCGCGGATGAAGTTATTCGCCGAGAAAATGTTGTCCGTCGTATCGGACACGACGCATGACCACCCGTTCCGCCGCGCACGCCACTCGGCGGCTCGCATCAACCGCGATTGGAGACCGCGCCCGTGATGTTCCCGGATCACGCCCACTCGGCAAAGATAGCCGGTGTGCGCTCCAATCGTTGAAGGAATCAGACCGGCAAAAGCCAAAGGGGCGCTATGCTCACATGCAATCCACCAATGTCCGGCATCGAAGTCCGGGAGAGGCGCCCTGTCGAGAAAGGTTTGGCGATGAAGGTCCACGAGAGTGTCAGCGATGTCGTCATCACAACTATCCACTTCCCGGATCTGGTACATCGGAACTCCCTGCATCTTGCCACGCATTGCATCTTCACTTCCCGAGCATCACCTTGATGCCGAGCCACACCGCACCGACCAACCCCGTCGCAATGACGGTGATGACCGCCTTGAACGTGTAGCTCTGCGCCTGCTCGACGCTCTTGCGCCATCGCCGGAGGTGTTGGAAATCGGCTCGAAGCTCCTTGCGGTCCTCCTCCTCGATTCCGAACGAGGTCAAAATCGTCACGATCGCCCGCAGGACGACCGCGTCGATCTCTTCGCGCTGTAGCCTGTGCTGCTCGGCCAACGTCTCGGCCACGATCGCCTTGATGTCTTCCTGGACGACGCTCATCGCTTGATGATCCTCGCAACGTTCTCGAAGCCGCGCTTGGCGAAATAGAACGAGATGACGAGGTTCGCAGTCATCGACGCGAAGCCCGCGAGAGGATCTGTGGTCCCAAGTCCGAGGACCTTGTCCCACACCAGGAGCTTTGCGAAATAGACCGCGACGCAGTAACCGATCAGCTTGTCCGGCTCGTACCAATGACCGAGTTCGGCCGCGCGATATTGCAGGACGGCGCTGGTCTCGGAGACTTGCGCCGCGATCTCGGAGGCCGCAAGATCAGCTGCGATCTTGGCATCGGTGTTGCCCGCCTTGAGCTTCGCTTGATAGGCGTCGATAAGGCCCTTGATGACCGGGCCGCCGAAAAAGCTTAAGATCGTCATCCACATGTCAGCCGCCCTTTCTCAGCGATCGCGCTCGCGCCATGATGGTGATGATCGAGATCACGAGGAGAATGCGGCCGGTCGCCCTCGCATCGCCGATTGCGGAACTGATTTCGTCCTTGAGCATGGGGTCACCGAGCGTGTCGCCGATGGTGTCGATCAAGGACATCAGGGTGCCGATCAGGGCGAGTACGTAACCCCATGCGATGGTCAGCGAATGCAGGCAGGCTGCTTTGACTCGAGACCACATGGATCAAGCCTTCCGGATAAGCGAGGCAATGGCATTCGCCGCGTTGGAAAGCTTGGTCACCAATGTGCCGGCTCCGACTACGATGGCCTGCAGTCGGGTCTTGCAGGTCCACACCAGTGCGCCGCCGGCAGCGACACCAAGAGAAAATGCACAGCCAAATTCAATCATGTCGTTTTCCTTCCGAAGACGGATTTGATAAGGGCAATAAAAAAGGCTCCGATGGAGCCTTCTGCCGGGTTCGTGATGGATGGTTGGAGCGGTCTGGGCGGCGGGTCCGCAACGGAGCCGGGCCGAGCAGGTGCAGGTGCAGGTGCAGGTGCAGACGACGAAAAGGCGATACTCCGATCAAGCGCCATCATGGCCATCAACAGGCCCGCACAACCTAGCTGCCGGTCCACCACGGCCGGATCGTAAACGCCGTCGCGAACGTATTTCCCGGATTGATATTGATTCGTGCCTGCCCACACGTACGGGGACGGCACGCCCCGGCGGGCATAGCCGAGGCCGTTATACTGCTCGAGCAGGGTCAGAGCGCCACCGGCCGACCAGTCCTTCCAATGCGCCGCGTGCGGGGCGCAGTTGACCAGGGCGTCCACCGCGGCGTCTTCCCAGGACTGAAAAGGCCCCCGGCCGGCCGGAACATGGACCGAGACCTTGTTCCAGGTATCGCCCTGAGCGAGAGAACAGGCCCAATTCTGCGAGCACTCCCGCTCGTGGATAACCGCGACGATGAACCAAGGGACGCCAGTGGCATGCTCGATAGCCTCATAACGGGTTTTCGCAGAAACCAGGCGTAGTGCTTCGGAATGGCTATCTCTTGTAGCCGTAGCGGATGCCCATCGGTCCGCGTTAGCAGCTGCGAGCTGTTTGAGATCTCTCATTCCCTCCCCCGCGAAGACTTTTATTCGTAAAGACCCCGCTCAATGCGGCTCTAGCGTGCGCGAGTTGTTCCAGTCGGAATGACGGTCATGGAAACATTTTAGTGAGGGTTGCAGCCGTTACGACTTGACGGCAAGCTTGATAAGCCGACTGAGGTCAGCTATCCGCACTCTCTCCATGATCCAAGCTTCCTGCGTAAGATCTGGCAAATGTCTTTAGGGGCTTGCTCGTGAAGAGATTGTGTGGGAGGTTTTTTGGTTAGAAATGTGTAGTAAGGGCAGGGATGAATAATCGTGAAGCTTCTCGATTTGTGGTGCGCATATTGCGCTCCCGATATCGAGACCACAGAACAGAGCTCGCCGAGCTGCGCCGCCATATTCGGCGCGGCGATGTTGTGTGCGACATTGGTGCAAACAAAGGGAGTTTTCTGTATTGGCTTGCACGATGGTCGAGGCCAGGCCGGGTCATAGCATTTGAACCACAACCTGATTTGGCCGAAACACTGTCACGACTTTGCGGCATCTTTTCCCTTAAGAATGTAGTGGTGGAACGGTCCGCAGCATATTCATCGTCGGGCCTCCAAGACTTCTTTATCCCTGATGGGCACCAACCTGCAGCATCCCTTCTCAAGCCGATCGAGCATTCCAAGGCGATCAAGATTCAAACCGTCTCCTTAGACGATTACTTGTCGGAAAACGAAAACGTCTCTGCAATAAAGATTGATGTTGAAGGCGCTGAATTGAACGTCTTACTCGGTGCGACGCGCACCCTCCGCCGATGCATGCCTCTTATTGTTGTTGAGTGCGACCGGCACCTTGTCTCGATCGATCGGATGAAAGATACCTTCTCGTTTCTACTTGACCTCGGATACTCCGGGAGTTTCGTTTGCGGAAAAAAGGTACTCCCCCTGTCACACTTCGATCCCGACGTCCATCAAAAAGCGGAAGGCGAATGGTTCTGGAAGAAGAAAGGATATTGTAACAACTTTATTTTCAGAGCAGCTTAGATGATGCGCATGATCCGAGCGCACAAGATCGTTGGCTGCACAACGTTGTGCGCAGTTCCTCCGCCCGCACTGTAGGTGGTATCGAGTCCATTCGAGCTGTTGACACGGACACCTGTGCCGGCGCCTTGAACACTAAAAGCTGTGCTCGTACTAATCTGCAGGGCAGAGCTTCCTGTAATACCGATCGCACTTGCACCCTGATAGGCGATATTTAATCCGCTATGGCTCGTGCTATGCAAATGCCCTGGGTCGTAGATCGATGCACTGTGATAGTGGGTCGGCATTTCGCTGGCTGTGAGCATGTGTGTATCCTCACCTCCCGCTCCGCCTAGTGTATGCCTGACAGCAGCCAGGCCGCCGCTCGCAAGACGATTAGCGCTTGTCCCGCCCATATTATCAACACACGCGATGACACGCCCACGCAAATCAGGCAAGTTGAAAGTTGTTGTTCCGTCGCCTGGGCCATAATTGGTCCCAATCAATGCAAAGAGCGCAGCATACGTCGTTCGATTAATCGCTTGCCCGTAGGGGAAGGCAAACGAACTGTTCGGTGCCGTTCCAGCCCAATATTCGATGCTTGCTCCAATGGGAATGTTATAGAGGTTCCCATAAAAGCCGTGAAGGTAGAACGCTCCATCAGAGTTGTTGTAGACGACGATGTACGGAGTCCCCTGGATCAATGTTCCGGCCAACAGCTCGGTGTTGGGCCCACTCCGCAGCGGCTTGGCGCCGAGCGAATCGACGTTCAAGGTCACTGTCGCACCGTTGGTCACGTGAGGAGTGAACGCGATGATCTGACCGTTGAGATGCGCGAGCGTGTCGAACTGCTGATAGCTCGCAAGAGCATAGGCTGTGCTCGAGCCCGTGGTCACGATCGCGCCAGCGATGTCGTCGCGATATTTTGCCATCGCCGCCATCATTGCCCGGGCAGAATCGTTGATACTGGACGGAGCCTGCCCTTCAGACCAATTGATCGTTGGATCGGCGGTGGCATCCGCGGAAGCCGTCTGCGACCATCTGTAGAGTGTCATGTGTTTCCTCAAACAAAAGCGGCGATCCCACCTGAGATCGCCACCGGCTGTATCGCCTTCATCGATTTTGCGTCAGGGCACTTTCAGCGCAGATGCAAGCAAGAACCGCTCGCCTCTAGTCTGCCCAAGTATCCTCTCTTCATTGCTCCCCGCTGAGCTCGAGATATTGCGCACACGCGCAGGATGGCGCGCGCGCCGTGAGCAGGTTGCGGATCACGCCCTTCGGCACGCCGGGGCTATCACGCGCGACCGTCTCGACGCGCGCGTCGATAACGGTCGCGATTTCGGCGCGAATGGCCTTGATCCGCTCCTCAAGCGAGGGACTGTTGCGAGTTGACTTCATGGGATCCGCTGCTTTCTTCCTCTGTGCATTTGCATTGCATCGCTGCCAATTCCCTTCTGGCTGCGGCTGCCTCGTTCTGCGCACGCCGTAAAGCTCGCTCGCGCGCCGCCTCATGGCTCGCGACGAAAGCCTGAACGTCATATGGCAACGTCTTGAAGCGCTCCTTGCGAGCGGCCGGCCAGGAGCGCGGCGGCACGATCCCGCTCACCGCATTGACTGCAAACGTAACCGGCTCGCTCAACGTCGGATCAGCGAGCCCCTTGGAGGTGTGCAGCCTGGAGATGTCCTGCAGCGCTCCCCAAAGCTGGGCCATGCCAAGCCCTGCGCGGTCCCGCACGAAGCGGGCGACGGCGGCGGGCGTGGCCGGACAAAACATCGCCCCCTCGCGTGCGCACCAGCGAGCGAACAAAGGCGCACTTTGCTGACGCGCCCGCGCCAGCGCCTCCAGCACGGGATTGATCATCGGCCAGCATTGCGAAGCGCCACGTGGGCACTCCCCATCTGACGCCGAAGCTCGAGCATTCGCGCGTGGCGCCGCAAATCGCCAGGATTTGTCTCGACACCCTCGCGCAGTTCCGCATCTAAGCTCTCGAGTGCCGCCACGCGTTTCTGCAGACCGTAAAGCGCGAAATTGTCCGCGATCCGCTGAAGGGACATCGGCTGTCCATAGAGGTTTCCTGTGATCGAGTCTGAGCGCTCGATGAAGTTGCGGCGTTCGTCAGGCATTAAAAATCTCCGAAAGCTAGTGAAATCAACGAGGAGAGAAGAAGATCGGCGGCGGTGTTTTGAACTCTGGTCGGAGCTCTGTTGGCAGGAAATCCGGCTTCTGAAGTTGAGCGGACGGTTCTTTGCTCATCCCTGCAACGGCATAGGACCGTTCCGGCAAGCTCGTTGGCCTCCGCTAAAAAACTGGTCTAAGAGACCGAACGCGCCGAATTGCTGGCAGCCACCGAGGAATTATTATTTAGACCGAATCTCGCCCGCCGCATGAAGGCCACGATCTACCAATTCAGCGCCCCGCATATTTGGCTCGGCGCACCGCCCGCAGAAATCGTGATGCAGCGGACTGCGGCGTATCAGATCTGCAATATGCGATCGCGCGACCCCGACGCGCAATTACGCGCCGCCCGCGGTGCACACGAGCAAAGCCGGGAATGTCCGCAATATCTGCGCTCGAGCGCATCGCCTGACCATGAGTCCGTCAGGTTCGGTTCATCTCGCCGGAGCACACCGACACACGAACCTTCTCGCGAGCCTGACCGCATGGCGAAAGGTCAAAACCAGAAGCAAGGGGACAACGTTTGTGCTCGCCAAACACGCAGTGAACCAGACGTTGTCAGCTATCGTGCGGCTCACGTGGCTGGATTGGCCCGTGAGCGTGAAAGAGGTAGCTCCGCACGCAACGAAAAGGATGTTTGCGATTGCGATTGTGAGAGCAGCCTTCAGGACAGCTCGAGGCCGCCAATTCACAAACTCCAGCGAGAGCACTGCGGTTTCCACCAAGAACAGACAGATCAAATTGAGCATCGAGAATCCCACTCCAACGCTTACGAAGGGGATGATCGGCGCAAGGTATAATGAGACAAGCAGCACGACAAAGATGACCAAAGCCACCTTAATCAGCATATCTGTGATGGCAAACGCCAGCCATTCGCTCACGCTGAAATTCATGAGTTCACCGGCGAAACAAGCCCCAACTTAGGACTGATGATGACTATCGATCCCACAGAACAAAAAGAGAACAATGTCAACGGCCGAACGCTGCTGCCTATGACTTAAGCTTCTCTCTCCGCGCACATCACGACTGATTCGCTCTGCGCGCCTGATAAAGCGCGACGGCGTCCTTGAGATCTCCCGACGACGACAGGCGCGCATTCAGCGTCCGAATGTCGGCCCGCCCACGCTCTGTCGATGCGCCTGCAACACCAGGGCGCAGGACTGGGGGTATCGGCCGTGCCGCCGCCGTATCCTTGGCCTTCATGATCAGCCGATACTTGGCCGCGTCGTACATCATCCGCTGGAACGTGGCAGTGCGCATCAACGGTTCGGTGTGAAACAGCCGGTTGAGCTCGGCGGGCTCGATGCCGCTCTCTTTAGCGGCTGCCATGATCTCCGTGGCCACGGCCTTTTGCACCGCTTTCGGCTCGTCCTTCAGCATGGCTTCCAGCAGCGCGTCTTCTCCCTGAGCAAACCTCTCGAAATTCTTCCGCTCGAGCTCGGCCCGTTGCTGCTGCTCGTGGGCATGTTGTGCGCGCAACTGGTCGGATGCGGTGACGGCAGCCTGAACGCGCGCGAACCTGGCCGGGTCTTCGCGGGACATCTTCTCAAGCGCCGCCGGCATATGGTCAGGCGCCATGCCGGAGAATTCGGGAAACTGACCAAGAAAGCTCGCCTGGGCCAGCTGTAGCGCGGACGCAAGGCCCTCCCGATAGCTCTGCCGTGCGTTATCGGCTTCGGCCATCTTCTCCTCGATCGCCTGCAGCACGAGCGGATGCTGCAGGGCCTTTTCGAGTTCGGGTGCAAGCTCGGCGGACGAGTTGCCATCAAGCGACGGCCCGTCATGCGAGCCACCTTCATCGGCTCGCTCTGCCGCCGCCGCTCCATCGACATCCCGGCGGTCCGGATGCTTGAAGCCGTAGAAGTCCGCGGCCGCTGCATCGTTGGCTTGAACGCCGTGACGCAGCGTATCGATACGCCGCGCAGTATCTTCCGCCTGCTGTGCTTCGGTCGCGCGCCTGTCCGCCGCCCTGCCCCGCGCATGGTCGCGCGCCGCGCGCTCCAATGTCACCGCTTCATTCGCGGCCGCGGGCTTGCCATGCGCATCGACATATTCCCTCACTGTGACCGGACTGTCGCGTTCACCAAGCCGATCTGCGGCGTTCCGGAGCGAGGCGACGTCGCCGCCAATGCTCTCCCGGTCCGGCTTCTCTTCGGGGTCCCGCATCGGCGTATATCCTGCGCTTGCGAGCTCGAAGGCCGCGCCGGTCAATGCGGGGTCAATGTCATGGGTCATGGGCATCTCTAGCGAAATTATTTCGGCTGATGTTCGGTGGTGGAGCTGGTCGACCAGGATCGAACCTGCGATCGCCCCGTCTCTTCCGTCTATGGCTATCGTGAATTCAATTTGTCGATCGGAGCGTCATACCCCTGGGGAAACCAGATACCTCGTTCCAGATGGTTTCCCAGATTGGGCCGGACATGCTTGTGCTCGAGCTGGGAGATGCTGACGTCGTCAATTACATTGATGAGCGGCGGCAGATCATCGGCTCCGAACACCCTCTCGTGAAGAAGCGAAATAGCATCATTTCGGCTGTAAGCGGTCACGCCGCAACCAAGATTGAGCGGCGTTGGCACCGGCAGCCGCTCGAACTGAAACCAAAACCGCCGAAGATTGCTCATGAGACCTTCCTTCTACTTCGGTTCAAAGCGAATGAACGGACCGATTTCGGGATTCCCGACCCCAGGAACGATGCCGTGCTCGGGGTCCAGTCCGGGCAACTCGCGCTCCAACCCCTTATAGTAAGGCAGACTTGTGTGGGGCACCAAATAGTCGATGTCGCTCGTCGGCTTCCGCTGGCCGCGAGCCGCGGAGCCGATCACTTCGAGCGGGCGTCCGGCCTTGTTGACCACTGATTGGATCTGCCGAATCTCGCCTGAGGTCAGGTCTCCTAGGTTCTCGGACCGTGCACCGCGCGCCGCAGTGATCGCGCCTACGATACCTCTTATGGTTGCAGGTAACTCACTAGCCGCGGGGCCGGCCGCACCGAGCGTGGGACCGATTGCGTGCAAGAATCCCATCGGATCATTGACTGCATCATGCGCGTAACCGGCAATGTCCCGACCGGCTTGACGGATGGACTGCTGATAAAAATCGTCCAATGCCGTCCTGAGACCGTTTTTGACTCCACTCGCGGCCAAGTCGTTCGAGGCCAATTGACCCTGAGCATCCCGGGGGTCAGCTTTGGGCGTGACAGCGGCTTCCTGCGAAGGCAGCGGGAGGGTTGGAGCGTCTGGCCACCGTTGGCGAAGCGGGGCCGGAGCGGGTACCGGTCCCGGTGAAGTTGGAAAGATGAAGTTCGACGGCAGCAAACCTTGCTGGCGCTGCACCGAAAGCAGGCGGCCCAAGAGGCCTCCACTTGCATCGAACTGGTCGGGATCGTCATAGCCATCAAGAAGTCCCATTCAGAAACTCCGTCGACTATTTGCCCCTGAGCAGGCTGCCGATCCCGCCTGCAAGCGTAGCGAATTGATCGATGCCGGACTTCTCCTGTACCGTTGTGCCCGTGCTGTTGCTCTGCTGACCCAGCCCCGCGATCGGCGTTCCGATTTGAGCGAGCAGTTGCAGCGTCTGCAGTGGAATGCCGCGGCGCTGCGCTTCCTCGGCGAGCGTGGCGTTGGCGCCGTAATTCTGGGCGTCGAGGGCGGACTGCGCTGCCGTCACGCCCTGTCCCTGATTGGCAAGATATTGCTGCTGCATGCCGGCCAGCGTATTGGCGGTGGTATTGCCTGCATTGTACAGCGAATTGGCAGCCGCGAGCTGATTAGTGACATCCTGATTGTATTGCGCGGCTATCACCGGCGCTTCCGCTGCCGCGACGCCGCGACCGTAGGCCATCTGATTGGCGCCGCTGAAGTCGCGACCCGCCGCGGCAAACTGGCCATTGACGGAGTTGCCGACGTCGGTCTGAATTTGCGCGAGCTGCGCGGCCAGCGCCGGGTTGTTGCCGATCATGCTGCCATTGGCGTAAGGCGTCAGGGAACCCTGCAGCGACGATAGGTTCGCCTGCACATTTGGCGCCTGTGCCGTGGCACCGCCGCCATTGAGTAGCGACTGCGCGTAAGAGCCGATCTGCCCGGCATACGGATTGCCCTGGGCCGCATTGCTCTTCAGCGTATCGAGCGCACTGCTCTCTGAACTGGTTAAGCCAGTGTTGTTCAGGCCGTTATTGAGTTGCGACAGGATGCCCTGAAGCAGCGGCTGCGCCGGCTGCCACGGCGCTGTCTGCGACTGCTGAGTGGTCGTACTGGTTGATTGCCCGCCCATTGGCAAAGCTCCTTACAAGGGTTCTACGGAACTGCGCACGGCCGTGAAGCGCGGAAATTCAGCTAAATGGAAAGAAGATCGGTGGCTGAACCTGCAACAATTGCATCGGCTCGCCGCTGGCTATTCCGCGTAGGCCTATCGCCTGGTCTGAATCGGGAATACCAAGCTGACCGGGAAGTGAGCCGCTTACAGTCTGACCGGCACGTAGTTCAGGTCGGTGCGAGATTGGCGTGTGCGCGTCCCCCTGCTCCTTCCGAATCTGCTGGAGCAAATAGGCGAGCAGCCACTCATCGAGCTGGCCACCAGGACCCGGATCGCGCTTCGGCGCAGGAATTGGAGGGAAAGCCGGACCGTTGTTTCCGGGGCCGGGCTTTGGAAAGTAAGGTGGCAGTGGATATTGCGGCATGTCGGGCGAAAAGGGCATCCCGGGATGACCCGGTGAGAACGGCGACCCAGGCACCGGTGGCGGAACCGCGGGCCGCCGGCTGCGGCCAGACGGCTCGTTCTCTTTGGTAAGCGGGCGAAAATTCGGTTCAACCCAAGACGGAAGATCCTTTAGAGCAGGGACAACACCAACCGTCGCAAGGTTTGGGACATCGGTATTTCTCATCGTCGGATTTCCAACCATCAGCTCATCTCCAAGAAAAAAATTAGCGCGCACAATCGGCGCGCCACGACAATCAAGACATACAATCAAGACACAGTGTGCCAGTCTTACGGACCGCTCGATCTTCCGCATTCCGCGCTTTAGGGATCGTAGATGATCCAGCCCGCCAGGCGAAGCCGCTCGACCAGGGCGTCGACATCCTCCTGGCTTTCCGGATAGGCTTCGTAGATAATTTTTGTCTTCACGGAACTGGGCTGGTAGCGGGGATGCCACATCCACATCACGAAACCGATCTTGAACGCTCTTTCCAAATCGATCTTACGTAGCAATTTCCTGACTTTTGTGCTCTCGGGAGGCATGTCGAACGTGGAACTGGCCCGTCGCGTCCTTAGGAATTTCCTTCTGAGCCGATCGATCGGGGCGAAGTCTTGACTGAACATCTCTTCGCTCTTGCCGCAGGCCCCGCCCTCGAGGCGAAACGGCCCCTCATCACGTGCAGGAGCAAACCCCACGCATTCACCTTTGTCGGCGAACGGACGCCAAGCTACCAACGCATCTCTCAAAATCACCGTCTTGGAAGACGCAATAACCAAGTAGTCGGCGCAGCTGAACAAGCAATAGCCATAGATTACCACCGTCGCATTGATATCCCGCAAATGATCAGCGACCTTCATCATGAGCGCATGGTCACCGCCCATGCTGTGAGCGACGAACAGGCCTCCTGATTTCAGTCTCTTGACGAGAGCCAAGCTCTGATCGGCGGGGAGAGAGCCGTCAAAACAAAGAATCCGTTGATCCAACGACAGCGCCAGCGGCCGCGCGACATCGCTGCGGCAGTATTCAGCCGCGGCCCGATAAGGGCCGAAGTCAAACGTCTCAGCGTCATCGGCGCGAGCCGCCCGTGTAGAGACAGCCGCAACGAGAGCGATCAGACCAACTCCGAACAATGAAGGCAGATACCGACGAGCTGCATTACGAGCCGAATGCGACTGCCCCGCAGAGTCGTGGCAGCAGTGGGTGCGTAATCGTTTTCGACGATCTTCCGAATTGGCCATCGTCCATCTCTTCATGCACTGACAGCGATCCTGCCAGCGATATAGATAAAACAGATCAGGTCAGAGCTATGGATCGTAGGTGACGGGGTTAAAAAAGGGCGCAAGTGCCTCGCTAACGAGTCGACCTCGCGCTGGTTTTTAGATAGGCGTCATAGACGATATTGGTCTTAATCGAACTGGCATAGCATCGCGGACTCCAGGTCCACATCACGAGCTCAGTAGCCTTGAGCCGCGAAAACAGGACACAACTGCTCCCGTCGGTTGATCGAACGTAGACGCCGGCATGACATCCCTGTCGCTCCTATTACCGAGCGTGTGCACTTGCTAGAACATACCATGAACATTTGTCAAGTGAGATGCAATCTGCCGACCGGTGCTCAATCGTTTTATCCGGGCGGATAGGCGGGATGTGACCTGAGATACTAACAGCCAGCGTACCCGTGCGCCGGCGTTCGCGCCGGGGATTTCCCCATGCGCCAATGGGAATTCAGGCGTCATGGATAGACGCGTCGCGACCGAAGATAACGATCTGGACTGGGAGGCTGGGAAGGAAGGGCCTCCTGAGACGCGACGTTCAGAGGATACACCGGAGGCAAGGGTTGAGAAAACATCTCGACAGGCATTTTTGCTTGCCGTGTCGATCTCCCGACCCGCTTCTCCGCCCAATTTCGAAGGCCGTCTGCCGTCATTCCCACCAAGAAGGGATTTGCTTTGATCGCATCCGGCCTTAACAGCGTCTCGACCGGCGTTGCGGGATCTGCCTTTAGGACGGCACGCGCGCCTCCAGGCCCGGCAAAGTGCGCCAGGTACAGATTTCCTGGAGTGACAGGAAGCCCAGCACGCGTGAGCATAGTCGCATTTTCACGCGCATAGGCTTCCGTCATCTCTCGCGAGAGCTCGGGATTCGCCCGCAGCGCAAGCAACTCCTGAGGCGTGCCATTGATCTCGGGGTGATACCGGCGCAGCATAGCAAGCCATGTGCCATCTATGAATTGGCCAAGGCCGCTCGCCGATGAGTTTGGATTCTTTGCGTTTGCGTTGCCACTACTTTCGGCGCCCACGATCTGACTAGCCAATCCCGACAAGGCGAAATGATTCGGAGCAGGCTTCGTCAGCGTGCTTTGCTGTTCCTGTTGCCCCTGCAGCCTGCCGATCAAATCCTGCTGCGGGCTGAAGGGCGTTTCGGGACTGAAGTTCGGGGGAACGCTCGGATTGGCACCAGCATCCGGCACGACCGAGTTCGGCTGCAACATCCTTTGAAAGCCGCCGAGCAGCCCGCCCGCACCTTGGGGCCCATAGGTCTGCGGATCGAATTCTTAGTCTCTCCAGCCCACTATTCTATCTCCTTGTCCATGATGACATGTCGTTGCCGATAGCCTTGCAGCACACGCAGCCAGCCCTTGCGTCCGAAAATGCGCATGCGCTTGCAGCCTTCGGCCTTGGCATACGCCTCGATGCCCGCAATCAGCGGCAGCCACCGCCCCATGCCCCTGCCTTCGCAGGCGGTGATCACGCAGACCTTGCCAGCATCTGTCAGCTGGAGGCTTGTTATTGCGACTGCGTCGATCGCAACCGCGTTGCTGTCCCCGCCAAGCGCAAGCCAGAGCAACGAACGCCCACACAAAACGTCGCTCTCGATATCAGCAAAGGCGGATAGCCCAGTACGCAAGATCGCACGCTGCAAGCGAGACGCGGCCCAAGGCCAAAAATGATCAACATGATCGGGGCTAACGCAAGCAAGTTTGTTGGGCGCTCCATTACCGATCGAAATTGCGCCAAATCTCCTCATCGCCATCTCCCCACTCGGGAGGTTCGCCGGGTTTCGGCATGCCTCGATTTTGAGTACACTGAATCTCCCTCGTTCTCGCGCGCGTTATGCAAGCGTCTAGCCAGTCGCGATGAGTGGCATCTGGAACACGCCGATAACATCTGTTGATTTCTCGGCGCGCCCTTTCTTCACAGTAACTCTCCTCGTCTTCCTCCTTTTTCCTGCCTCCTCCACCACCACCGCCGGCTCCTCGCCTAATAAACGTGTAAAATTCGAACGCCTTCTTCAGAGCCTTCCATAGTTCTGCGACATCTTGGTCCCGCGGATGCGGCCAGACCGCGCCCCATGGCGCTCCAAGGCCGCGGCCGGGGCTAGGAACAGAAAATCCGCCGGCAGGTATGATATCGGCCGCCTCAGACGTTTCCAGTCCGGTTGGCCGCTTCGCGTCACTTCCGTTCTGCTGAGGTCGTGGGGCGTTGAAGGCCGTCTGGCTCGGATAAGCGAACGGTTCAGTGGGCAAAATGTCTGCAGCTGTACGGGGAATGCCGAGAGGTCTACTGATCAATTGGCGGAAATACGGATCGCGCGATGGATCACCGGCTTCTTCGCCCAGCGCGTTGCTAGGACTTTCCGTACTTTGCGGATCGAGCGGCCAATTGAAGAGCTGCTGCGTGAGGCCATCGGTCGGCTGTTGAAACGAAGTTGTTTCGTCGAGCACTCCGCCGTTGCGGTTCCCGTTTTGAAGCATCACTTGCTGCAGGAGTCCTGATAAGTCTCCAGCAGCTTGATCGCCTGAGCTCGGTACAGGAGAAGTATAAAGCGCACGAGAATATACGTTCGGCATCGATAAAACTCTTTCTATGAATAACAATTGCAGGAATGCAAATAGTCTTCCGCGCGGCGGCCGATCCGCCCACGAGCTAAACCGAGGATGTGGTGAAATGCTTTTGGCCGAGGCAACACGAGATGCCGCGCTGCCAGCTAGCATGGCTCCGCTAGTTGATCGCCAATCTCAGATTATTGAATGGCATCGTCAGCATTATCGCTCGAAACTTCGTTCAAAAAAAATGAATAGCCTCACCCGAGCAGCGCATACAGAAACGTCCGCCCTGCGGTCGCGCTGTTGGCGTGGCTGATCGTGAACGTGCCATTCGCCACCGCACTCACGTAGATCGTGCCGTTGCCGAGCTCGGTCGCCGCGGCCGCTGTCGTCGGCGTCAGGATCGGCGTCGAGCCTGCGGCGCAGTTTTTGTCGTTGACGACGGTGCTCGATGCGCCGGTTGCGAGCGTGATGCTTCCGACTGCGTTCGAGCGTCCGGCGGCGAGCTGCTGCAGGGCCAGCACGATCTTCTTCAGGTCGGTCTCGGTGATCCCCGGAACAAAGGCCGTCATAGCGTGCCACTTGTGGTCAGATCAGGGATAACGCCGGCGCAGAAGCTCCAGGACACCGCCGCCGGGATTCGCACCTTGAACCGCGAATAGCGCGTATCGCGCCTGACGTCGCAGCGCCCGGTCCTGGCGTTCACCAGCACTTCGGCGCCGGCGGATGCGGCTACCGAGGGCGTGTCGCGGAACGAGACTGATCCGTACAGCGTGGTGGCGTCCGTGACTGGACGGAAGCCGCGGATCGTGATCCGGTTCTCGTCCGTCCCCTGCTCTGCGCTTTCGATCGTCGCCTCGAGGTTCGCCCCGCGAAAGAAGCCCAGCACATGAACCGGCGAAAACTGTGCGATCTCCGGCTGCACAGCGGTCGCGTAGGCATCGAGGCTCAGGGTCATGGCGTCGATCGAGGGAGAAATGCTGTCGAGATTTTCCAGGGTCAGGCCGGTCTGCGACATGCCCAGCAGATATTCGCCGCTCGCCTGCACCGGGAAAAACCGGTCGAGTAGAAAATCGTAGCCGAGAAGCTTGTCGTATGTGCCGATCGCGCCGGAAACGGATTTGTAGGCCCAATACACCCGCGTCGAGCGCGGGTCGGCTGCGCCGATGAAGAGCTGCAGATTGCCCTTATCGATATCACCCAGGAACGTGCGGTCGACCTTCTCGCGCCCGATCTGCTCCGGTACGCCGCCAGGCTCGATCTTGTGGAAGCCTTGCCCGGCATAGAAGAAGATGCGTTCGCCGGCGCGAATGATCGAATATGGCGCGTAAAGGCCCTTGTCCTGGGTGATGCGATCGATCTGGAAGATGATCGGCGAGCCCGGCACGTAGGACATGCGCCGGATCGCCTGGTCCTGGAAGATGATCCCAGCCTCGCCGCCAGCGACGCCGCGAACGATGCCGCCATCAGGGAAATCCTGATGATCGGAGCCTGCGGTCAATCCATCCCACGAGGTCGCGGAGTTGAAATTGTTCAGGCCCGACCATTGGATGCGGTATGGCGTCGATAGCAGCCCAGATAGCACCAGGAAGCGGCCGACGACGCTGATGTAGGCCGCCTGTGGCGGCGAGCCCAACGCATTGTCGAACGCCGTCGATGCAGTTAGATCGAACACCTGCAGCAGCGCGTTCGCCTGCGTGGCAAAGACCAGATTGCCTGTCTGAGCGAACTGCCACTGCGCCGAGGACGACAATTGCGCATAGGCAGCGGCGCCCTTGGAGACGTCTGTCCAGGTGAAGTCAGTGTTGTTGAGCTTGTAGAGCCTGTCTGCCGTACCCGCGAAGGTCACGACGGTCCCGTCCGATTTCAACGCATAGAATGCGCCGCGGCAGGCGGCCGGCAAGGCTGCAGTGTAGGCCGTGAATGATGGGAACGGTCCATAGCCGTCGCCGCGCGGGATCACGTTCTGGACGTTCCGCGTGGCCTGCCCCTCATAATCGCTGACGTCAGGGCGATATTCGCCGAAAGCAAGAAGCGGCATTGTTTTCTCGTATTGCTGAGGGCTGGATGGGCGACGCGTCGAGGGGCCTGGCGGCCACGACGCCCTAAAATGGCAAGGGCCCGCGATGTTCAGGACTTGTGCTAGCTCTTGGTCCAGCTGCCGGCGGGGTCCGGCATTTTGCTCCAGGTCCCATTGCTGTCGGCGTTCGCTGACCAGCCCTCGACAGGCACTGCGGCCGATGTCCAACCGCTTTCGGGAATGACACCTCCGGCCCACACTGCTCCTTCGGAGGGCAGCGGAAACCAAGCCTCATGGCCACGCTCAAACGCGACCTGTTGGCCTGTCACGGTCCAATTTCCCGAACTCGCGTTGATCGACACAGCCGACGTCGACACCAACGGTGAAAGGACATAACTGGCGGACCCGACGGCATACCCAACCGCAAAGGCGGCTGTCTTGTAATCAGCTGTATAGCCGCCTGTGATAGCCAATAGCGGAATCGCAAAAGCGGCCGGGACTCCCGACACATTGGAGGGACGACCAGACGACAGAAACCCAATGGCAAATCCGACAGCATTCCCGCTGAGTCTGGACGAGCTCGCAGTTGCGGATTGCGCGATTCTCATGCTGCTCGCGACCGCGCCGATGGCGTAGCTTCCCGGCAGCGCCGATAATACGGCCGCCCGTGATGCAGGAAGCTGGCCGACAGCGAGGCGGCCAACTGCGTCCAAGCCGAGGAGCGACATCAATAGTACTCGTCGATAATGATGATACCGGCGCCACCGGCGCCGCCGCCGAAGTTCACGCCGCTGTTTGCAGACGCTGAGCCGCCGGAGCCGACTGCATAGCTGTAGCTCGCCGCCGGGGACACGATGAGCTTCTCGCAATAGCCACCGGCCCCGCCGCCACCGCCAGGTACGCCGCTGCTGCCTGTGATACCTCCGCCACCGCCACCAGCACCGGAGTTGGCAGCTGCAGCGCCACCATTGGCGTTGTATTGCCCAATGCCGGCGCCACCGAAGGGTCCAGAGCCTCCGTTTCCTCCAGCCAGGTTATTAGTCCCGGTAAATACACCAGAGCCGCCCTGACCACCGCCTCCCTGGATATTGATGTCCCCGCCGGACGCTCCACCGCCGATGCCGCCTTGTTGCGGCACGCCGTTGCCACCGCTTGCGGTCATGGACACTCCTGTCCCGCTGAAGGTCGAACTCGCACCGCTTCCACCGGCGCCGGAGACGCCGTTGCCCCCGCCGGCGCCACCACCGATCATTCGGACATTGATGGTCCTGCAGCCTGTCGGCGTCGCGTAGGTCCCGGATCCGCTGGTGAGCACGGTCCGAGTGCGCAGCGTTCGCGCGATGTCCTGAGAGACAGCAATGATCGCGACCAGCGCCGGAGGAACGGAAAAATTGACCTTGGAGGTCATCCCGGCCGAGGTGTAGAGCACGGTGGTCCGCGCAAACGTGCCCGTCGACGAGGCATAGGTGCCGGCTGCGATCTCCCATTGCGTGAGATCGGCGCTCTGCGCGCGAAACACGTAGGTTTGTCCGTTGATTGCGCCGGCCTGGCTTGGGCTTTGGTAGCCACCGACGGTCGAGCCATAAGTCCAGTCGGTCGTGCCTCCCGCGGTCGGCACGAACCCGCAATTGTCGATGAATGCTGCCATGTTACGTAATCGTCAGGATGCCGTTAACCAGATCGGTATTCACCGTGAACGTGTTGCCGTTGGTCAACGTGATTGGCGTTCCGTAGTCCCACCAGCCGATCAGCGGCTGCGATGCTGAGGTCGCATTGTACAACACGGCATATTCGAACGGGCCGATCGAGCCGCCAGCAGCGGTCCAGGATGGCTGGGTGCCGGCGGTGAACTTGAACACGCCGGAGGTTTGCGCACCCGTGATCGTACCGATGGAAGCGCCGCCTGCGGCATAGCCATTGGCAGCCGCCAGGTCGGCCGGCGTATTATAGACGGTATTGGTCACGACCGGAGCCGTGCTGGTCAAATAGACCTTGAACACATGCGGCGTGCCTGTCTTCATATTGTGCAGACCGTTGGCGACGTCCTGCACGAAGCAATTGAACTTGTTGAATGCTGCCATGGTGTATTCCCGTTAGAAAACCTGGCCAGAAATGTGCACCGCCATTGGACCGGCATTGAAGGTTGACGTCAGCCCGAGATTGTTCATCTCGGAGAGCGCATTGGTGAAACCGAGCCCCCAGGTCTGAATGCGCGCATCTTCCTTGATGTAAGGCGCGGACTCCAGCAGAGCCCCGTAAAGATAGAGATCCGGCGCCATGGCCAAGAGCCAGTTGGTATTGTTTGCTGCAAGCGGTGGAATTGCCTGCCGGTACACCATCTCGACGGTGTAGGCGGCATCGGGCGTCGGCGCGAGTTCGAGCTCGTTGCCGAATATGGTAAAATAGCGCGGCTGTGCGGCGGTGTCAGAAGTCCCAAACCGATACTCATCCATCTGAATGCCGGACTTGAATGCGAGGCACGGCTTGCCGGCCACGCTCGCCAATCTGATGCGGCGCATCGACTGGAAATCCGACGGAAGCGCGATGAACTCTGGCTCGCCTGATGCCAGATCGACGACGGCAATCGAGCGCCGTTCCATTTGGCGTACGAACAGCTGGCGGTTGAACTTGGCTTCGGCGAGCTGAACAAAGCTCGGAACACGCGCGATCAGCGTGGCATCCTGATCGCGCGCAAGATATTCGGTCACCGCCGATTGCAGTGATCCATAGTCGGAGATGAGGGTCACGGGCAATCCGCCTTCCAGCCTGCCTGCAATGCCGGCCTGTCTGTGCGCAGATAGGCCCAGTCTGGATCGTTGAGCTTCTTCTGCACGATCTGGTCGAACTCAGGCGTGAACAGGCGCAAGGCCGTGTTGCCCCGCGCATGCTCTTCGTTCAACCATCTGACGTAGATGACGTTCGGAATGCGCGCGACATGCCGTCCCCAATCCCCGTGCTGCTCGTCGCGGCGCGCTTCCTTGTTCCATTCCAGGATCGGGGCGATATCCTGCAGATGCTCGATCGCAAGGCCCTTGCCGTCGCTATCGAGATGAGGGCGAATGAGGACCCCGCTCATCACGACAGCTCCGTCACCCACAGCGTGCCCGCAGTAGCGGTCACAAGTCCGTTGGTTGCCGCCTTGATCGCGGCGATGTTCTGGCCGGGACTCACGGTGACGAATTCGACCGTATTGGCAGGAAGAAAGGCGTCGGCTGCGGTCGCGGTCTGCGCGCCGTCACCGATCCGGTAGCAGCAAGCCGCATTGGCGCTGAGGCGCACTTGATAGGTCGCCGAACCGAATTTGTTGGTCGCACCGACACTGCCGTCGAATGCAATGACCTGCGTCGTACCGATACGTGAAGATGGCTGCTTCGGAAAAAATGACATCTCAGGCTCCTTTGACCGAGAGCGAGAAGTGCATCGGCACCGAAGCGCCCGACGCGCCGGATGGCGTCAGTGCGACCACATCGTCCTCGTTGAGATAGGTCGGCGATGCGGGCACAACGGAAAACAGCTGTCCCGCCGCCGAGCCGGATTGCGGGACGGCGAAGCTCGCGACATTGACCGAGTTGACTGAGACAGTGACTGTTCCGTCGGCGGTGGTGATTACCCCACCAAGAATGCCGGCCACCTTGAGCAGACGGCAGCGAAACGGTGCGCGAACATAGGCCGCGACAGGGGATGAGCCGCAGGACGGCGTATAGGCCGTCAGATCGGCCGTGTTCAAGGTTCGATTGCCAGGAAGCGGCATGGGTATGATCTCTCCAAAAGAACGGGCGGCCATATCGGCCGCCCTGGACAGGGATTTGCGATCGCCGAAATCAAGAGGTGGTGTTGTCGAACACGCCACCGCTCGCCTTTTCGTTGCGAGCAACCAGCGCGTATTCGGCCAGGATCTGGCGCCGATCGGAGTCGCCGGTTTTGGCCAGCGGGATCGAGATCATGTTGCGGCCGTTAAGATAGGCGACCGACCACTTGTCCATCTCGAGCACGAGCACGTCGCGGGGACGCTGAAAACGGGAGGCGACAACCTTGAGCTTGCCGAAGTCGGACTCATACGCATCGACCGAGGCGACGATCTTTTTCGATTTGGCCTCCTCGATCGCAGTGGAACGGCCCGTGAAGGTCGAGAACACCTGCTTATTGAACGCCCCGGTCAGGACCGTGCCGGGTTTGCCGCCATTGGTCCAAATCGAGGAGAGGACAGTCTTCAGCCGCGCTTCGGTGAAGGCGATCTGGGTGCCGTCGGTCCGGGTGGATGTCCCGTCCGCAGCCGTCGGATCGGCCGCGCCCCCGGCGGAGCCCTTCGAGGTGTTGGAGAAGATCCAGGACAACACCGATGCCGTCTTTCGCGGCGTCGTCGTGTTGCCGACGACCTTGGACTGGTTGGTCCCGCACAGGATCATCTCGAGGTCGCGCTTGAGCTCGAGGCCCTTCAGCATTTCCTGATACGCGAGTTCGTTGTCCCGGCCGGCATGATCGACCGCCTGCTGCGTGCCGGAGACGCGCGCGACCTTATAGGAGATCTGGCACTGATTGCCGAGACGAACGGTCGGCGTCGTCGCGTTGGTGTTGGGATCGTCACCTTCGAGCTGGGCATTGGTGTTATCGGGCGCCGCCAGCGCCTGGGTCTGCCATTCGTGGTTGATCGCGGTCGCCTTCTCCTTGTCGACGCCGCTCATAAAGGGCGTATCGACCGGATCGATGCGATAGATCATATCGCTGAGATCTTCGCGGTTGCCGACGGCCTGATAGGTCACAAAGGTTGAAGCCGGTGTAGTCATGGATGTTCCTTAAAATAGGTGATGGACGCCAAAAGATCCGCGTCGCGCAACGTCAAAGCGCGGCCGCGGCCTGGCGTGAGGCTGTCCCGTTACCGGGAACACTGAATGTTGCTCGTTAAGTCTCGGCGGTCCGATGGCGCGGAGCGTATCCGGTTCGGCCGTGGCGAGACGCCTTCGCCGGGGCGCCCGTCTCGTGATCGGGGTCGGCGTTGATCGTGAGGTTTATAAGCGCTGGTTGCCACCGAGAGCGGCTTACAGCAAGCCAGCATAAAGCTAGCAGTACTTCACGAAAAAGCCCGCACTCGGTTTTCGACGCGGGCTTCTGAATTCTTTCGATGTTGGAAGTATGCAGGTGATTTGCCCGACGTGTCAACGCCTGTTGTTGAACTCATCGAATCGGTCGCCGATCAGCATCACCGAAACGCACCGCGGTCTCGAATTCCGGTCTTTGCGATTCGACTGGCCTCACGGCCATACAAGCCGACCAATAAGCCGCCGTTCCGGTACATTCTCTTGAGATGGCGTAGGCAGGACGGGATCTGAAGGATCAGTCCACGATACGGAATCTAGAAGACCAAGCAGTCCACCCGGCGGCACTTGGCGCCCCAATCGGAACGCGCCGCGCACCAAGTCGTTGGCTGGTGGACCACCTCTGACTGGAACGCTCGTGTCCAGAACATTTGGCGCATAGTTGCTTGGAATATACGCGGAGACAGGAACAGACGGAAATGCCCCATAGTCAGCAAAGCCAATAGTTGCGTTGGCCTGATTTGTGCGCGCCAATTTTCCGTCGGTTGCGGCTGGAGCGTTTAAGTACGAACGCCGTTCTGGAGTGGACGCGACGCTCGGAAAATTACCAATAAAATTGCCGTCTGGCGAATAGACTGCATCAGGCTCGAACGCCGGAGCTGAAGATGGGGCTGGCCGCAACGACGGAGCATTCGGATCGGGATAACCATACTCAAAGACGTTATATCGACTTGGAACGCCTGCGGTCCGCGCCGAATCTCGCACGATCGGTTCTTGCCAGGGCACTACCCTTTCCGATGGAGCGGCAAATTGGGGAGGGTCGGCGTCCCGACTAAGGCCGGCCAGCCCAGTGTCGATTTCCAGGGCACCATTGCCATCTGGCGGTGAAAGCGGGACATGGTACTTTCCGTCTCCACTCGCGGCGATATCCGCCAATTGGCGATCCAGGATAGACGGCAAACGGGACAAGTATGATAGGTCAGATCCAGGCATCGCTGCCTGAACGAGATGAAGCACGTAGTCGGTACAAATCCGGTCGGTGAAAAAATTGTAATTTGGGTAACGGCTTTGATAGTCAAGCGAGGCAGCCGCGAGCCTATCACGAATTCCTTCAACCATCCCTTGCGGCACTTCTATCGTATAGGAATTTACCTTGTAGTGGTTGGAATCAACGAATTCAAACTCACGGCGCGGGTTCCCCGAGTACCCAACTGGAGACGTCCCTTTTGGCAACGGCGGCGTGACATCGTATTGGCCATGCCATATCGGCGATTGCATCGCAGGGCCGAAGCCGTAGTAGGTCGTTGATCCCCCCTCATTCAATTGCAGCGCGGCGTGCGTGGGAAAGCCCCTCGTGCCGACGACGATCGTAATCGTTGCCATCAAGATCCCTTTCGGCTTCGCGCAATTGCGGCGCGAGCAAAATAAGCAAATGAACTGAATAAGCGCACTGTCGACCACAGAACCAGGAAACAGAGCGAAGCATATCCAAAAAAGAAATTTATCCAGAGAGCCCAATCCCCCATCTGGGGATACCCAGTTTTGCTCAAATAAAGCGGGCCATAATAGAGCCGCCCGAGGAAGATGGGTACGATCATGAAAGCAAGAAGGCGCATCAACACATGAGACCGTCTCGCCAGAAGCAACAGGATGATAGGCCCCAACAAAGCTAGGAAATTAACCGCCTCGATCCACCCGAACACAGCGAGACCTCCGCTTCCCAATTGCAGCGCGATTGAAGCCGATGTGAAAAGTTGCATTGACATCAGCACCCGAAATAGAGGACGAGCGCGGTCGCGAGGCTCCTCAATCACCACATCGATCGGCGCCCCAGTCTCGCCGCCAGCTTCAACAATGCTCGGACTTTCATCTGGCAATCGCCAGCGCGGTTCAAACATGTTCTGGTTCCTATTCCACCGGTGGCACCGAGTGCTCCACACTCAAGAACATGCTCGCCTTGAACGCTTCGCAATCTGACTGCCAGCCATCTCGGTACGGATCGACTACGTACAACCCATTTTCGATCGAGGAATCTTGAAGGCGCATAACCGATGATATTGCCTGCCTACCTTTTGTATTCAGCAGCTGAGTAAAATTTTCGATCTGACACTTCGAACTCCAAGATTGTGGGCTCAAAGTCTATCAAGAGATGCAATTGGCAACTTACAAGAATTTCCGTTGCGAGCACGGAAGTCTTGTTACCAAACTCAGCCCTTCCCGTCGAAAAAACTAGCGACGACGGCATAGTAGTTGCCGAACAGGTGATAGGCCGTCCGATCGCGCTCCACGGTAGCCTCCGCTGTCGCGGCGGACATCACCTTTTTCCACTCTGATGTCCGCCTGGAAGCAGGCAGGATGAATTCGCCACTTGTGTCGTATACCACGTAGTCGAAATAATCGCCACGATCGAAGCCTTCGCAGAAGCCGGCAGTCTGTGTGACGCCGCTCTCGATGAATTCAGAGAGCCGGCACTGCGACATATAGTCAGAAACCAGCTGCGTCCGCGCGTAGAAGCCAAGCGTCCTGAGCCATTCACGCGTCTCGGGAACGCCCGCGAAGGGGAGGACAAGCAGCAACCATGTCAGCGCGAAAGCCGTGCTCCACTTTCTGTATCTGCAGAAGAGCGCCTCGATCGACAAGCAAGCGAGTGGAACCACGAATAGAAGACTAGCGAAGAACAGCCACGTGAGGGCGGCCGGCGCAAAAAAGTAACAGAACATCCCGCCATAGACGTCAAGAAGGGGTATGGCGATCGAAATAAGCCGGAATAAGGTCATATTGCCTTCCCCTGCAGCGCGCGAGAACCTCTCCAGAGACAACGCGCTACGCGAAGCTTCGGGCGCGGGCTGTAGGCTTTCGAATTGGTGTGATGGTCGCAGTATGCAGATGATTTGCCCGACGCGGCAATGCTTGTTGTCGATTCATCAGCCATTTTTCAACTCTCAATATTGAGCAAGTCGACTGATAAGTCGTCGCACGGGGATAGAGTCCTCGGGCAGTTCCCGCCCGAACGGATTGGGTGCATCCTGTTCCGTGACCCGCGCAAGCAGACCAGGTAGACCTCCGCTTCCAGCCCAGATATCATCGCTGCCGGCGTCCGTCATCGTATCGGTAAACATCCCCGGCCTGGACGGGCGCGGCAATCCTTCCGAACCAACAGACATATTGCCTAACGGAGCGTACGTCCCCTGCAAAGCCGTCGAGATATCAGAGGGCGAAGGGCTTCCCGACGCAAACAATCTGAAATATTGAGTCAGCGTCGAATTCAGGTGCTGCTCTGGCAGCATCTTTTCAGAGCGTGGTATCAACCGGAGCGGTAGTTGCGGGGGCAATGACACCGGCGGCACCACCGGCATCGGTCCGTTTGGACCGCCGATCGATGTCGGACCAGCAGCACCGGGAATCGGCACGCTAGGCGAGAACTGCGATGGAGGCGGATTGTTCGTTGGCGGAGAATTCGCATTGGGTCTATCCGTCGGACGCGTCAGCGGTGCCGACTGCCGCGGCGTGATGAGAAGTCTTGATCGCGTTGGGGGAACGAGCGGCGGAAGCGGCTCGTCATTCTCGTACGGAAACACCGGATGATTGATATCGAACGTATCCGGATCCGCCCTGTGTTTAACCTCGCTGGAATATAGTCCGAGCCCGCCTTTCTCATTGAGCCGGACCTTGCCGGAGATGATCTCGCGGTGCAAATGAGGGCCAGTGGAAATGCCGCCCATCTTGTTTACATATCCTGTTTCCCCGATCACGGCGCCTGGTATGGGCTGCCCGGCCGCGATCTCACCCCCTGGATCTGGAAGCGGGCCGGGACCAAGGTGACCATAAAGTTCGTAGAACGGCGTCCCATCTGGGGCGATCGATTTAACGATGACGGACATGCCGTAGCCATTAATGGGACCGCTCCGGAACACTTTGCCGCCGTGCTCGGCATAGACCGGCGTTCCAGCGCGGGCCGGACTGTCGGTTCCCCCGTGATAGCCTCCTTTCGTTCCCGGACGCGCATCAAGCCATCCCTCACCGGACGATTTGTAACCTGGGTACTCATATCGCGGCATCGTCGTCTCCGATCACTGGCAACGCTGAGACTGGACCGCAAGCAGATGCGTGTTGTCCGGCCCCTGCTGGCCTAGCCAAAACCCTTGAATCAAAACGAAACATCCATCCTTGCTGAAAGAGATATCGTCGTTGATCAACCTGATCTCTGGATACGGAAGCGAGTACGTCTGAACGCCGCTCGCATCGAGACTCGCCAGCCCAATGGTTGCGTTCCACCGCTTGTGATCAAGCAGCGGAAATCCGCACGTCCCGTAGCCACCGCTGATCAAAACGGGCGTATTGTGCTTCCGAAAGAGCTTACGGATCCCAGTCTGTCCCAGCCAGTCCTGCGAACCCGGCACATCGGCAATCACCATGTAGCGGGACGATTCGCTACCGACCAACGACACCACATCGTGCCCGCCACATCTGATGATCTCGCTGGCATCAAAACCGGTAGGCCGCTTGAATTTCGCCACCCGCTCTGCCCAACCACCATCGGCAGCAGCATATTTTTGCATGCCTTCCTGCAGGTCCACATACAGATAGTCATTCATGAAAAAGACATTGCTAGTTCCGTTTGGGAAGATCGTGATGTCGCGCAGAAGGTTGGCCCCGCTGATCAGGCTCGGCGTCTCGGCCAGGGTGATGCTTTTTCCGTCGGGGCTCAGGAACGAATAGCGGCCTACGTTCGAAAAGGCCCAAAAGCGAGAGAACCGGTAAAGCGCAGTTTCAGCGCCTCGCATCAGAAAAAGCGTCGAATTCTGCGCGTCGAGCGCAGCAATCGTCTGGCCATCCTGCGAGCAGGACAATGATCTCTCGTTGGGACTTCCGGGAAATTCCCCAAGGATACGCTCCTCGCCATTCAATTCACGTTTCACGATTGAAGTCGTTTTCCGTGCGAGATCGTACCTCGTGTAAATGATCGCCGGCACCTTGTCGTAACAGAGGCGAGGAATACCCGGCAAAGGTGCGCTCCAAACGATCTTCAGCTCAATCGGCGCCTCTGCCGCCCTAGAGATGTTCGATGCTAGTCCAGTTACGAAAATGCTGGCCAGGCATACCAGCATACAGTCGAGCAGTTTGCGTATCGTGCTCCTCGATGCTCGGCGTCGTGCCAGCAAAGAAACGATATCTCCTGATCGCATACGAGTTCACCCCTCCCGCTTGAACACGAAATAGACCCTTCCCTCGCGGGCGCGACTTGAGTTCGCGCTCTTCGGGTACAGAATCAGCTGTTTAGGGATCATAGATCACTCTTCCAAGGTGCAGCCGCGCGGCTATCGCGTCGACTTCCTCCTGGCTCTTTGGATAAGCTTCATAAAAAATATTCGTCCTGAATGCCCCGCGATATCTGGGACTCAGGGTCCACGTGACGTTCGGATAAACGCCGGTTTCGCGAAACAATTGAACAACCGACCTTCTGATATCGAAGCCAATTGGCGGCCGTTCAAGTTTCGGATCAGCTACTCGCTCTGAATAGAAGCGGTCCACTGCTGATACTGCCGCGTCGTACTTGTGCAGCTCCGCTGAGGTCGCGCCGGGACAGGGAACACTCTCGACTCTTTTGGGACCATCCTCGCGCGGCGCCTTCAACGACGTACAACCGGCCAGACCCGCTAGCGGATCGCGCCACGCCACCAGAGCGTCTGCGAGGACATATGAGTGGTCTGACGCCACGAAGAGAAAATCTGCGCAGGCGGCCATGCAGTAGTCGTAAACGACAACGGTAGCGTGGCGGTCGCGAAGCAGGTTCGACAAGGTGATGGCGGTCTCAGCATGCCCGCCTAAGCTTCTGACAACAAAGAGACCATGGTCTTTCAGGCCGCGCACCGACGACAGATCCATGCCATCATCGATCCACCCGTCGAAACATACGAGCATTTGGACCGCACTCAGCGCCATGGGACGCGGGAGGGGTCCCCGGCAATAATCCACGGCGAGATGGTAGATCTCTTTGTCGGAAACTCGCTCTTGCGCGCGGCTCTCGTCCGAAACGAAAAGAACCAACGCCGTGACGGCGAATAGCCAGCACGTTGAAGAGGCCAATGCGCCGAGGCTACCAAGCATCCTCCGCCGCCTGACAATAGATATGCTCGCCGGCTTCTCGCCTGGACAAGAATAGACCGCTCCCGACATCAATAGCCCTCAACATCGAGATCAACTCCAAATCGCGGATACCGGCAACAGCACCGGCAGCGCTTCAACACGGACCGGGTGGGGTATGGATCTGATAGAATGAGCAGGACGTTGCTGACGAAAGCAAACAATCCGGGCCAGCGGTGCGCGGACCAAAACAAATAAGCGAAGAATAGTGATACGTAGTATTGCAGCACGGACGCCAGCACCAGTGAATAGAACGCCCAAGCTACGACGATCGATCTGCGCTGCTGTGAGAACTCTAGCGCCTCCCCGGGCTCAGACATGCACGACGAACTCCTGGTAACTTCCATCTCGAGCAAATGGCCAACGTCGGCGGCAAGCAAAATGCGCCTATCCCGCCAATGCCCACTATAGAACAAACAGCGAACACGTCAACACATCTTCGGATTGCATCTACCAAGGCCCCTTACCGATGTCACCGAATCCCGAACCGCTTCTTGCGCTCCGTTAGGTCGGCAAGCTCCTTCAGCTGGGCCTGCGCCAGCTTGCCGTCGGGGACCAGTGCAGAAAGATGGTCGCGCACTTTCCCGACGACGTTGATGGCTAGGAAGAGTTTTTCGCGGCCCGCTACATCATCAATGACGGTCCGCCGCCAGGCGAATGCCGTAGCGTATCGGCCGCACGCACAGGTCTGCTCAGTATCGCAACCGCGTGCTCAGATATCGAACCGGCTTGATCTGTTGCGGTGGCCATATTGGCGGCGCGGCCTCGTCTGGATTGATGCCGGTTAGGACGTCGCTGAACGGTGAGATGCCGCCGCCAGCTCCGATTTGAGCAGATGCGCCCCCCGACTGCGTTCCATAGCCGTAGTCATTGAAAGGAGCGGGCAGCCTCATTGAAGCAAGACCAGCGGCATAGCCATCGGCTAAATTTGCGTGATTTTGCTTCGAGAGCCAATAAGGTCCGCCGGTGTCGATGGCGTCAGATCCTTTACCCCGAAGTCGGTTCAAGAGCTGAAGCGCAGCATTGGCCCCATTTGCAACACCACCGCCGAGCTCTGCCCAATCCATCGGCAAGCCGGCGGCTGCGGTCACAAATCCAAGGTGGTTGGATGCACTTCCGACAAAGGCTGGGACAACGATCCCTTAGGAATGCCCCATTGCGGATGCCGCTGAAGATCCTGAGATCCACCAGGCAGGAAAGCGGCGGTCATTTGGGCCAACGCGTCATGCAAGCCTGCTCCGCCCATTTCATCTTCAGGATACACACGGTTGATCGACTGAGCCACTCTGCTAGCAAATGCCTTGGCTTGATCCTCATCATAATTTGCAGGGACAATCAGATAGTTGTTTGGATTGGCTCGACGTCCATCGGTCTTGTAAGAGCCTTGAGCATCGGAATACAGATACGCATTTTGCGAGCCGCCTGGCGTCGGATCAACCACATAAGCGCCGTTACGGATCAAGAACTTGGCTGGAACGTACCCGGTGAAAGTTTTCTCCTTCTCCGAACCGACATAAAAGTTTGCGTCAGCCATCTTCACTTTCCTGGTTTACGACCACATTGTTCAAAAATCATCATTGCTGCCATCATAGTCGTGCGGAAACAGCGCGATCTCATAAAAGTCTCCAAAGAGACGGCGGGCACGCCCCTCACCTTCGAGGTGAACGGCAGTAGGCGAGAAGTGCCCCATAGCTGCTCTCCATTCGGGTGTCCGCTGCGCAGGAGGAGCTACGATCAGTCCAGTCGTGTCATAGAAGATCTCCAAGACCTCTTCGCCACCCGTGCCAAGATTTTCACATCGCCCAAGCTTTTGTTTCGCATTGCCTGCGACGAAATCGATCAATTTGCATTGCGACAAATAGCTCGCAATGGGCGACACGTGGGCGCGAAAGGCTTCAACTCGCATCCACGAAGCCGTGATTGGCGCGTAGAGCGGAAAAAGAACGACGCACCAGATCACCGCAAAGATCGCCGAATCTTGCCAACGGCGCCCGATTGCTGCACGAATGAGCAGGGCAAATAAGATCGCGATACCTATCAAATAGATCCAGCCGAGCCATTCTGACAGGTGCGGCAAAGCGAATTGCATCGTCACGGATCCGATCCAGCCGATAAGCGCGACAGCCGCAACAATGTAGCTTAGTCTTGGTCGTTTCGACCTCAAGGTATCTTTGCTTAGCCCGGGCAGAGCAGGTTCTACGGTCATTGTTACCTTCGGCCATCAAGTCAGGACATCTCGTCTGTTCGCGAACGATCGCGACGACGTAAGCGAGCAGACTTCCAAGAGCGCGTCCTCCAACGATCCGTATCGATTGTTGAATAGTCGCGGAGCGTCTTTCGATCTGAGGCCTCTCCCAAGACAGCCACTCTCAACGAGTAAAGGCATCCGCCAGCCCTAGAGAACAAAAAACACGTCAATACACCTTCGGATTGCACCTGCCAACGCCCCTCGCACCGATGTCACAGAATCCCGAACCGCTTCTTGCGCTCCGCTATTTCGGCAAGCTCCTTAAGCTCGGCCTGCGCCAGCTTGCCGTTGGCGACCACTGCAGAAAGATGGTCGCGCACTTTCCCCACGACGTTGATGGCGAGGAAGAGTTTTTCGCGGCCCGCTACATCATCAATGACGGTCTGCCGCCAGGCGGAGGTGTAGCTCGCCTCAAGCGCTGAAAAAGCTTCCGACAGCAGCTCGTCGTCCAGCAACGCTTGCGCGCGGACGGCCTTCGCTGCAGTCTGCTGCAGCCTCCATTCATCAGCCATTGGACTGCTCCGTCGTGTTGCGCGACTGGCGGTTGGCGTAGCTGCCCGCTTTGGCGGCTGCGTCAAGCGCAGACTCCGCGAGCGCCATCTCGTGTTCGGCCTGGGCGTGTTCGCGGCTTTGCGCCTCCGCAATGGTCTTCAAATGGGCGTCGAGCAGCGCAATCTTGGCGTCCAGACCGGCCTTGATCTTGGCGAGCTCGATCTCGGCCTGCATCTTGATCTGCTGGTGGATCATGTCGTTATGCGCCTGCTGCTGTGCGAGTTGCGCCTTCTGAGCTGAGATCGCCTGCTCGGTCTGCAGCCTCGCCTGTGCCGCCAGGAGCTTTGGGTCGGGCGGCGGCTGTGGTGGTGCCGGTGGCGGATTCAAGAGCTGGCCGGTTTGCGGATTGACCGCAGTGGGATCGTTGAAGAAGCGATTGGGATTCTTGTGCCCCATGATGCGGGTCAACTCGGCTGCAGTGTTATAGAGCTCGCGATCGCTGACCAGGTTGACTTTGCCGGCAATAGCCAGCTCCTTCTGCACGTTCGCGATCGCCATGGTCTGGGCGAATTGCTGGGCCTTTCCACCTGAACCCAGGCCGACATTGATGGTCATGTCATCGCGCGTCTTCCAGCCGCGCGGATCGACGCTGATCCAGGCGTTGCGCAGCCGCACGGTCTGCCGCTGCTGGCCATGCTTGCGGATCGTGGCATGCAGCAGCGCAAAGATGTCGCGAACCCCCTCCGCCATGATCCGCGCGATCAGCTTGATCCGCATTTGCGAGGCCGAGAACACCTGCGCCACGGCGGTTGCCGACTGGTTCTGCAGCGCGTTCGCGTCGATGCCTTGGGCTTGCTTCGACAGGCCCGTGCGCGTCTCAAGCTCGGCATCGATATATTGCAGCATCGGGTAGATCGATGTGGTGATATCGGGTACCACCTGCCAGTTCAGCCCGCCCGCGGTCTTGGTGCGCACCACGCCGCCGGGCCGTGACACCAGGAGATCGTCGAGCGTGTTCGGCCCCGCATTGGCCTCCGCCACCTCGACGCGAGGATTGTTGTGCAAATAGAGGTTGTCGAGCGCACCGCGCTTGAGCGCGGTTTTCTCCCGCTGCAGCGGCATCACGAGATCGGCGATCGAGCGGCCGAAGAAGCGATGCGTCATCGGCACCGGCGTGGTCGCCGCGAACGGAATGGCGTCAAACGGGGTGATGCACTCCTTGCCGTCCTTGCGCAGGATCTCGCCCTGGTCGCCGCCGGTGATCACCTGATACAGGCACGGCCTGCCCTCACCCTCGTAGTCCATCCGGACGTAATGTTCGGTGATGCGCACGAGACGCGCCGCCGCGTTCGCGGCGCTCGACGACGAACGAAGATGCTCTTCGACCGTATCGCGAGCGAGCGTCTCGATCTCGGTCGTTCCGGTGTATTCGCCGAGTGATCTGATCTGCCCGGCGTCGAAGCCCTCTGCGATCAGCTGCGCCTCGGTCTTGGTCACGACCTCGTGGAAGCAATAGTTGCAGTCGCGGATCGAGCGCGCACCGCGCTCGATCCCAAACTCCTCCGGCGGCACGCCCATCACCCGCGCCTGGGCGAATTTGCGGGTGGTGACGATGGTGACGTCGTGGGTGATCGGAGCCGGCGCCGGCTGAAGCGGCGCCGACGGCAATGAAATAGGCATAGTCACTACCTTCGAAACGAGAAAGGGAAAACGTAGCGCTGCGCTCGCGGGCCCGTCAGCGATTCTGGCGATCGATCGCATTTCCGCGCAGGTAGTCCTGAATCAGACCGAGCAGCCCAGCCGCAGCCGGCCGATCTGGATTCTCCGGATCGATATGGCCGGCGTCGATCAACATCCCCAAAATACCGCCAGGCGCAGCTTGAGCTGGCACCGCGACTGGGTCAGGCGTCGGAGCCAGTGCGCGGCCGCTCCCGTCTGGCGCAACCAGTGCCTCAAGCGCATGTGGCACGGATGAAAAGAATGGCTTGCCTCCGACAATCCCAGGCAAGGCGCCGGCCTGCCATCGAGGCTGGTCTTGATCATTCGGGACTGTGTCGAGAGTGGAAGAGCTCAATCTGCCAGGCGCCGTCGCGCCGTTCAAAGGCGACGAAACGAGACCCTTCCACCCATCACCGACACCACGGCGATCACCGATCCTGGCGAACCCATCTCCACGCATGGCAGATGGTCTCATGGACTCAGACGTGCTTGATACACCCGCGGCCGGTGCCAGGAAGCTCGGCGCGTTGGCTCGAACCTCGGCAATCGTTCCGTCAGCAGCGGGTCCCACACCACCTGCGAAGACGCCAGACCCCAACGGCACCGTGAACGGAACGGGATTTTGCGGCGCCTCTGGCGCGAAGTGCAGGGGCGACAGGATCGGGTCCGCCTCCAAGGTCCGGCCACGAGGCGCGTTCGCACCAGAACGGAGAGGCGGCGCCGAGGGTGCCCGGCCGGCAGTGCCGTCGATCGAATTTCCCCCTCTTGCATCGGGAGCTGTCATGCTCGGAAGCTTTGCCGCCGCTGCGGGAGATCGGTTGCGTGACGGCGATGTCGTCCCAAGTCCCGGCGGAGCTGGCGGTGGCCTCAACGACCGTTTTGCCCCGCTCAACTGCCTCCGTTGATTCTGCTGTCCAATCTGTTCGGGGTTTTGCGAAGGCGCGGTCGAATCCTGAGCGCCGTCTGGGTGCGGGACTTCAAGTTGGTACTGACGTTGAATTTCCTGAACCGCTTCGGGGTCGAGCAACATGCTCCCCGCGCCAGGCATAATGGGTGCGCCGTCCGCTAAGGGCGGTTCAACCAAGCCCGTCGCGCCGATCAAGGTACTCAATACTGAATTGCTATTCCGTCCCAACCCCATGAAAGGGTAGTGAAGCTCCAGATCATTGATTTTATCGCCAGCAGTCTTGGCAGCATTCCACAAATTCATGACTGCGGCCTGATCGCCGGAGACCATCTCTGCTTGACGCAATTCAGGCTTATAGAAGCGTCTGCCGGGATGAACCTTCAATGTATCGGACGGCATATTTCCGATCGGCTTCACGTTTCCATTCACATCCGTTGCGAGGCCATTCAGCTCGTCAACGACGCGGCCATTTGGATCGACCAGAACGAGAAAGTTGTGGCCAGCTACGCCGCCCAGGAGCGGAAGTTGAGCCTTCAGAATTCTGTATTGACCTTCCGCCATGCTTCACCCGCTCATTCCTCGGAGATCACATGCTCATGCACGTAAACGACAAATTCTCTTGGCCTCAGATAGGAGAGCCGAACCTCGATGCTCTTGATGAATCTCTTTCCGTAAGCGCGCGTTTGTGACGGAATATTTTCGTAACGATACCAAAACTCGCCGGAGTACGAACATTGCGTGCTTGGTGCCGGCGCGCATTGCAGCCCAAGCGATTCAGCGTCCTGGCGTGAGATCACCTTCTTAGGAATCGAGCTTGCGAGGAACTTGGTAATGTCGGCCGTGATCTGGTCTTCGTCACGCCCGCTCATCTCCCGGCGGACGTAGTCGGCGATCCGCCCTGTGCCTAATCCTTCCATATGTTCGATCAGCCGCGGATAGGGCCAGGACAGGAACGAACATCCGGAGAGTACGCCCGAAATAGCAAGCAGGCCCGCGATGCGAAGCCCCGAGCGGTTCAGCATTTGTGGTAATCCTCAACAGCTTGAACAGGAGAGCGCTCGCCATGCGCGAGACGTGGGGCAAGATATGCTTTCAACCTCTGATACTATTAGAACAAAAAGGGAACAATGTCAATATGCGCCCCGAG